GTACTTGCATACCAGCTTTAGCTTTGTCTCGGAGCTTCTCGAAATGAGCAACACCAAAATACTTTACTACATCAGCAGGTACAACATACTCGCCTTCAGATAGATTAGCTTTTACATCGTCACGAACCTGTCCTGGTCCTACACCGGGGGGAATCTCATTTCCAGATACTGGGTCAATTTCCATTAGGTTCTCACTTTCGTAGGGGTCTACAAGACCGCCCTTATTGAATGACATATTTGGCGACTCTGGACGATAGTTACCTGAAGGGCCTTGCAAAGAGGATTTTATATTCTCTGGGCTAAACACCACTATTTCATTTATACCTTTTCTAGGGGAGTAGGATTCTAGGCTATCAAAGCCTGACTCTCTTATGGAGGGTAGCAGGGATTCTTGAGCCCACGCATTACGGTCTCCTTTTCCATCTAGAAATAGGTCACTTACGGATACTTCCTCTCCACTTTTTAGTGAAGACAAGACACCTTCTAGGTGCTCGTTAAGCGAGTCTTGGTCACTTAAAGAAGAGATAATCTTGTTACGGGTGCCTGTATCTTTAAGGGAGTCATTAGAAAAAACATTCTTAGCATTAGTAAATAGGGGGAGCACTTGTCCTCCCATCTTTGAGTCACTAGGGTCTGTAAAACCTCGATTAAGGCTCATAGCGTAGTTTGAGGCTTCCTCGGAGTTATCAGTTAAATATATTCCGGGCCCATAGTCTCCAGAAGAAGAGGGGGTTAAGTTGTCCCCTGTGAACTCGCGGGTGTTGCCCCTAAGTGTACCAGACATACCATGATATAGCTGCCTGGGACTGCCTGTATCTAGAGCATTAAAAGACCCGCCTTTAGACCACTCTGAGAGGCCTGTAACAGGTCTTAGGGAGATATTACCACCAAGAGAGCCTAATGTGTTTGTATCAACCTCTATGCGCCTCACAGTGTCTAAACTTTTTTTAGCACCCTCTTTAATTAACTTAGCAGCAGCATCACCTACCCCAGGAATAAGCCCTACAACAGTGGCCCCCCCAAGGGCACCTACCAGTAACCAGTTAGGATTATCTTTTTGAGACTCGTCCCACACTTCCTTAGCAGCCATAGCGTCCCCTAAAATAGGAGTCATCTCAGCTAGGAACTTGGTTGTATTAGCAGGGGTTATGCCCGTAGACCGTCTAGGAGATAAGTTGTTACTTGGGGCTGACCCTCCTGGCCCACCTGTGCCTGATAGTCCAGTCCTCTTAGAGTTTGGAGACATAAACCCTAGAGTTCTATCTGTATCTGACATTAGGTTCTATCCTTAGCATTTACTTTATCTCTTAGGTATTTAAGGTTACGAAGGGCTTTAATTTCTCCCTGCAAACGATAGAGGACCAAAGACTCGTCCCTAATCTCCATCTGCTTGTAAGCAAAAGCAATCCTTTCGTCTAGCTCCTGATTAAAGGAGTCCCATAGAATCTTGTCGTTAACCAGCCTCTTGATTTCCACCCTCAGCTCCCATAGTGTTAGTGTTAGCAGAGAAGCCTTGTTCCCCAGGTACAGGAGCACCTCCAACACCCATCTGACCAGCCTGTCCTTCAGGGGAAGGAGGGGCAGCAGCTTGTGGGTTTTGTTCTTGGAACTTCTTAAGTATCTCAGCTTGAAGAGCAGCTTCTGATAGAGAATTAGCAACTTTGTCTGGGTCGAGGTCCATAGATTCAGCAATCTCACGAATGACATAATCCATCTTAGCAAAAGGAGCCAATACTGGGTTCTGTACAACTTGAAGGAACTGCATCAATCGTTGACTACGAACTTCGTTTGCCATTAATGAGTGAGTACCTTGAGCCTTAACCTCTAAATCGCCTTTGATTTCAGGGTCATGGTCAAACTGCATATTAAACGAAAAGAAGGCTTTGCCTAGAGGGCCAAGCAAGTAGTCATCTACGTTCTTAATAACTGTCCTAATTGACCCGTTAGCAGCTGACATCAACATTGAGATGCCACTAGCCGTACGACCTACGCCACTTACACCAGTCTGTCCGTGAGCAAAGCTTGGAAGTCCAGTAGACTCATCTGCTAGTACACGGGCCTTGTCAAACAACTGCATGTTTTCATTAGAGACGTTAGGAAACTTAGTGCCAAAGATAGCTTGACCTGGGGCACCAGATTGACGACGGAACACTTTACCTGGGTACACATCCATATCTTGGCCAGGTACTAGGTTGTTTTCGTCAATCTCGATAAGTAAGTTTCCTGAGAGAGCAGCATTGTCTACCGCCATCCTCATAAAGCCATTCATTAGAGTCTGTGAGTCATCCATGTTTTCTGCAAGACCAATCCCGAAGAATGAATAAGGGTTAACCTCATATGGCATTGCGAAGTAAGGTATAATCTGTGGGTTGAAAGGGTTCATAACTAAACGAAGGACTTCACCGTTACACACCCAAATGTTTACATTAAGTTGGTCTGCATCTTTAAGGTTAGAAGGAATATCTACATCATACTCTTTAAGTACGTCTGCATCTACATAACCCCAAAACTCAAGTACCTCATAGCGTTCAGAAGAAGTATCTACGTTATCATCTTCCATAGCCTGTTCCCACCACTCTTTAGTGTAGGACTCTCCGCCCAAAAGGGCTTTTTCAATGCTATTGTTACGAAAGAAAGGACGCCTCTTAAGTGCTCGCATCTGTGACCGAGACATCTTGTGACGCTCTACTACATACTCACTCTCGTCCATGTTATTAGCATCAGGGTCTGGGTAGAAATTCCAGATAGACACTGCATCACACTGAGGCATTACTTTTGTACGGGGTTTATACACACCCTCATCGTCCCAGTTAGGGTATTCTTTGTCTACGGCAAAGGGACCTTTCATGACGCCAGTACCAAACAAAGAACATTCAAAAGCTGCAGTACGAAGCTTCTTAGACGCACCAGATTCCTCTAGTTGGTCATGAATCTTCTTTTCCATCTTCTTAGCAGCTACATCAGCTGGCCTGAGGGTGACTTCTGTGGCTGTTTTACCCTCACCCTCCCTAAGACCCTCCATAACAGGTTCTAGCTTAGCCCTAAGGCCTCCCAGACGCTCGTTTAGGGCTTGTGTGGTCTCTCCTGGCAACAAAGTTTCTTGCTCTGGTGTAAGGGAGCCCTGCTTAGACTTTTTAAGGTCCTCATTGGTTTCAAAATTTACGGCTGAAGCTATACCCTCTGGTATTTTAGTAGGGTCAATAGTAATAGGAAACTTATTGTTACCAAACAAGACCTCTACGATCTGCCCATAAGCGGCCAAGACCTTAGTCTTAGTTACTTTAACAAAAATCCTAGACTTTTCAGTAGAAGTAAACTTTACATCGTCTCCATATAGTCCTCGGTAGTTACGGTAGGCTCTTAGCCAACGTACTTCATCCGAATAACGAGAAGTCTTAGCTTTATTGAATCTTTCTTCTACTAAACTAGAGACCCTACCCACTTTACTATCGGTAGTTCCGTCTTTAGCACTGTCTTTAGCAAAAGAAGACTCAGCTTGATCCATATGGCTATCACCACCAAAGTTTTCATTCTCATTTTCAGCCATTGTCTATATTCCTTAATACCCGAAGGTTGGGTCAGCGGCTTGGAAGCCATTATTTTGTTTATTCGGGTCATAGTCCCACAAAGAAGACCTAGGCCTAGTCATTAAGCCATACCTAAGAGCGTCATAACCGTGGTCAATAGGACTTTTAGTGTCTACATCTTCTAAGTTGTTCTTGTCTAAAGGAAGAGAAGGTAGCTCAGTGATAATATTTCTGCAAGTGTTAAAGAAAGCAATACGAGGCTGACCTGTAAACTCATCTACTTGTAGCCTCCTGTGCAATTCGTTCTTACCAGCTATACGAGAGCCTTTAGACCTGTCAGAAGGTCTCCAACGACACCCTTTATTAATCATTTGTTCTGCTAGAGAAGGGCCTGTATCGCCTCGGTTATGCCATAATGAACTATCAAGCACTCCATAACGAATACGTTCGCCTTTTTCTATTTGCAAAATCATGTCTGCTAAGTCTTGAGCTGTTGTTTTATTAACATACAACTCTCTGTACACCACAATCTGCTCATCAGGAGCTACTGCAAGCCACAACACTGCTGTCATGGAGCCATAACCATAGTCACAAGCCCTAAACTTAGCCCAGTCTTTAGGTATGTCATAAGGCTCTACTACGTGTAAGCCAGTATTAAACTCAGAGAACGCTGCTCCATCAGAGACGCTCCAGTCACCTTCTAGTAACTGACGACGTTGTACCTCAGGAAGGGACAGCAGGTTAGCTTCATACATACCATCTTCAGATAGGTAAGGGTTATCCATAAGGTTAGCAGGAATAAACCTACGCTTGAACATAGGGTCCCCAACAATACCTTTCTTAACAGCAAACTTAGAAGAGCTAGGCCACTTCATCACGTCACCAGTCTCATTTTCCTTAGCCCAGAACGAAGTATTGTAAGGGGCGGGATCAATAAACATCTTTTTGACCCAGCCATGACCTCGGCCACCTGGGTTAGTTGTAGCTCTCATACCTGTCGGCAAAGACTTGTCAGCAGTACGTAAACGAGAGCGCATATAGTCCCAAGCTGAGGAACTAGGCCACTGTGTCAGCTCATCAAAGCCAATCCAGTTAAAAGCCTGTCCCTGGTATCGGGTAAGGTCTTCGTCTCGTTCTAAAAAGGACATCCACAAGGTAGCTCCTCCGGGAGCCTTCCAAGTCTTATCACGTTCAGAGAACTTAATTCCAGGTACAGCCTTAGGGTAGAGCTGCTTAGACACAGAGATAAGCTCTCTTAGCTCTTCCGTACTACGACGAACAAGAAGCATTTGTGAAGCTGGGTTATTAAAATACCTAACAGGGTCTGCAACCATAGCGTAGGACTTACCCCCACCAGCAGCTCCTCCATACAGCACCTCTTGCTCGTTGGAAGCTAGGAAGTCTGTCTGTGGACCTTCGTTGGCTTGAAAGATAATCTCTTGGGCCTTCTTAATGTCAATAGGTTCTGGGAGAGCCTCTGCATAAACTTTACGAGTTGAAGTTTCTGGTTGAGGAGCCACCAAGTCTATCTTCTTCGAGCTTACGCGCTTTTTCTGAGGCTTCTTTTGCGAGCCTTTCATATCCTCTATGGGACTGGGCCGCATTCCGTCTTTTTTGTTCGATGTTGACACGTTTGTTAAGTCCTACATGTGAGATGTATCTACCTGATTCAGAGGACAACCAAGTGGCCACCATTCTTAAGCTGTAATCAGCTAAGTAAGCCTTAGCCATTTCTAGCATCTCTAGTTGCTCTGGTATAGGCTGAAGAACAAATTTATCCTCAGCGTCTTGCTCATAGCCAAAAGGTATGTACCTTCCAACACGCACTATGGGGAACCACTCCCCGTCTAGCCCCCTTTTAGGGACCTTCCAAGACTGTCTTTGAGGGACATTATTGAAAGTTGGTGCTTGTTTTCTTGGCATACGACCTCACATGTATTACTTAAGACTCCCGTTTAGCTGGAAGAATGAATAACGGCTCAGCCGCTGTAACCTCAATCTTTTCTGTCTTTACAAATCCAGCTCTATCAAGCAAATCCTTAGCAGCTGCCATACGTTCCTTTAGCCCTAGGAGATTTGGACTACCTAGAGAGTTGAACATTGTGTATGCCGCTTTGGTTGAACTCTGTGTGATGAATTTACGAGTAAGCTCGATCATCTCATCAGATACAGATTCTGTTACGGATGCAGTGGAAACCCCTGGAGCATACCCTGCTAATTTTTTAGCTGTCAGAGGGTCTCCTTCAGCCTCTTCAAATAGTACTGAGAGAAAGAGTTCTTGTTTTTCTGTTAATTTACGTTTAGTCATTTAACGCCCCTTTTTACGCCCAAACCCTGGACGGGCTATTCACTGAAACCCCATAGTCAGAGTTTATACTCTCTACGTCGGAACGACGGTTTTCACCAGTTAGGCGAATGTTTAAGTGCCATCCGTCGATTGGAGCAGTTTCTGGATACTGATTACCTTCGTCGTCAGTGATTGTTGCACCGGTTTGAGTTTGGATCACGCCTACAATATCAATCGCATAGTCTTTACAATTTATAACAAGATAGGGATCACCCTCAACTTGATCAGTCTGTTCCCCGGTTTCTGGATCAGTAACAGTTGTGAAGTCCTGCTTGTACAGTGCTGCCAATGCCGTAGGTGTATCAGCCTCAGACGCGAGCTTAATGTAGAAGTCTGTTTGTGGTGGTGGTGTGGTTTCTTCGGTCATGCGCTTGCCTCCTCTATGCCTGTGTCAGTGATGTCCACAGGCCAGACCCGCAGTTCTGAGATTGTACCCATGAAAAAGTGACCTAAACCAAATTCAGTTTCGGACAAATCAGGAATAGCCGTTATTGTCGTGTCGGCTGTAACAGCAGTTCCGTCTGTTGCGCCGTTCACAAAAGTGGAACCGTGCCGTGACGCGATGTTAAACGGTACGTTAATACCCGGAGAGTAGGCATCACTTTGTCGTAGTAAAGTGACTACATCGTCTGCTTCCTGTAAAAACTCAACATCACCCGTTCTGGAACTCAGCGTGTCTGCGGCTACGATATTAATACGATTGGAACCATCTTTAGTCCAATTTACTAGAAAAACTGTGTTGTTTGTACCATCATCAGCGTAAGTCATTTTGCCTTCGACTGCGATTGATACAGCGTCAGTGTAGGTAGGCATATTAGCCGCAGGAACGACAAGCGTTTCAGCAGCACGAGTTGCCGCTGCGCCTGATGTTGGAATGTATGATGATGGAGTTGTGCCTAG